GAGTTTTGTTTATGGCTCATATATTGTTAAGACGATATTTGATGGCAGAAAGATAAACTTTAAGCCAGTTTGTCCTTACGATTTTGCAGTATATTACGAGGATAATCCAAATTTAGATAAAGACCAAGTATTTTGTCATATTGCAAGAATTCCACTTCACTTAGCAAGAAAAAAATATCCTAATATAGAGTTAAGGATAACCCCACCACCATCAAGAACTGAGTCTTTTCTTGATATAGTTATAAGTCAGAATCAGCAAACTAAAACTTTTACTGCAACTCCAATTAAAAGGGAAATTGTCGAAACACTTGAGCCTAAAAAAATAGGTGAATATGCGGAGATTTATGAACTATGGATGTATGACTACGATAAAAAAGACTGGTATATGGCACAAATTATAGGTGACCAGATTGCCATTAAATCAGTTAATCCTTTTATTCCTGGTGAACATCCATTTATCAAATTTACTCCTAATCCAATAGAAGGCTACTTTTGGGGCTTAAGTGAACTTCACTTTCTCACGAACCTTTATTTGAAAATTAAGGCTCAGGTTGAAAAACTGGATCATATCGAAAATATGTTAACCAGACCACCACTTATCGTTTATGGACTTCAAGGACAAGTTGCAAGTAACGAAATGCAAGGAAAGCTTCAGACACCCGGTGAAGTTATAGAAATTTTTGATCCTACTGCTAAATTTGATTTTTATTTACCAAAATTAGAACCTGCACTTGTTTTTGAGATGATTAAATACTATGAGGAGTCCTTTAAGGAACAATCAGGAATAATCGGAGTTTTTACTGGAAAGCCGATGGCAAATGTTAGAAGTGCATCTTACGCAAGTATTTTAGCTCAGTTTGCTTCTACTGTTTTAAAGAAAAAGGCACTTAGGACAGAGGCTTTCTTAGAAGAAGTAATGACTACTTATGCTAATTGCATAGTAAATTCTCGGATTGAATATAAAGAACTTCTAAATATACCATTCCGGGTTGATGTATTTGCTCATACTTCTTCACCGATAACTGCACTTGCTTATCAAGAAATGGTAATGGCACTTGCCGAAAATAATATCATACCACCGGATGTTGTAATTGATATGTTACCACTACCAAAGAAGGAAAAGATAAAGAAGTTTATGGCTACAAAAGCTTTGCAGGAAATGCAAAAGGAGGTTTCACGTGAAACCCCGAAGGGCTCGGAGAACGAATAGAGGAGCAGTGAAAAGAAATAAGCGAGACTTTAGGAGATATTATCGAAGATTGCAAAGAGCAAAAACACTCCGGTAAGGAGTAGTTTGCTATTAAATTTAATCCACTTTTTAGTGGAAGAAAGGAGAAAAAGCAATGGCACGAAGAAAAGGTCGGAAAACTAAAAGAGCGAAAAAGTAATAACTAATCTAAAAAAAAGAAAGCGAGGTGAAAAACTATGGCACGAAGAGGACGCAAAGTTAAAAGGGTTCGCCGGATTCATCGTAAGTAACTAATAGCCTACCTTGCCGGAGTGTTTTGATTAACTTTTTTTAAAGGAGGTAAAAATGCCAAGTATTTTAGAACAATTAGGAATTGATACAAGCTTAACTCCGCCAGCAGGAGGAGCACCAGGTATTACACCGGAAGGGCAAACTGTGGGAGCAGCACCAGTAGCAGAAGCAAATGCATCTGCTAATTTAGGATCTTCAAAGGAAATTGCCGATACTATTGTAGCAGGGGCTGTAGCTGCTTTAGAGCAGGTTGTTGGAATTTATGGTTATACTACCGAAGAGGGGAAAAATATAACCAAAGCAATCGATAATTTAATGAAAGTAGTTCCTGAGTCTAAAATTAAAGAAGTGCAGGGGCAGTTGGGGGCTATGTTAAGTGGTGGAGGAATTCCTGCTATGCCACCTACGGGAGCACCAGCGGGAGCACCAGCAGGAGCACCGCCAGCAATGCCACCAGCAGCACCAGCAGGAGTTTAACAATTTATTTAAGGAGGTAAATTATTATGCCAAAGTCAAGACAATGTCCAAATATTAATCCTATTATAAATAGCTTAACGGTTTCAGTAACAAGTGTAAGTGCTAATTATACCCTAACTGATGATGATTTTTTGGTTTTAGTTAATGCATCAGGAGGGGCAAAAACTGTTACTCTTCCTACTGCAGTGGGAATTACGGGAAGGATATACGCAATAAAGAAAACAGATAATTCTGCTAATGCGGTAACGGTTGCTACAACTTCAAGCCAAACTATTGATGGTGCTACTACTTATTCGTTAGCATCGCAATATAAGCGAGTAGAGGTTATTAGTGACGGTAGTAACTGGCAGATTATAAATGCTAATTAGTAATTAATAAGACTAACTATGGCTATACCACTGCCTTATAGTTTTCAGAATTTAGATACATCACAGCTTTCTGATGCGAAGGATAGTGCACAAGATGTTATTGGTAAGGCTGTTCCCGGAAGCTATTTAGATGCTTGTTTTCAACAATTAGCTAAACTTGTAACTGTCTCTGATACTGCACCTATACCTGAATATGTGGGACAATTTTGGCGTGACACTTCTGTCAGTCCTCCTGTTTTAAAGCAATGGGATGGATTTACTTGGTCTACCTGTGGATATATAACAATTCCTACTGCACAAGATATTACTGGAGCGAAGACCTTTAAAGCTACGCTTACAATGAGCGGGGCTGATATTGTTATGGCTGGCACTGAAAAAGTTGACGGAGTTGATGTAAGTGCTCACGCAGGGGGAACGGCGAAAGATCAGCATACTGGTGGATTGGGAAATCATAGCCATCAATCGGATGGCGCAGAAGGTGGAAAATTTGGCAGTATAAATGGAATATTTACAAAGTATTATGATAGTGGCTGGGTTGCAGTAAGCAATGGCTCAAAATATTCAATGGCGCATAATCTTGGAGTTATACCTATTGCTTTCTGGATATGGTTTAGTCCTGATAACGGTTCAACTGTATTTCCTATTACGCAATATACTGATAACGATCCGGAAGGTGGAACTGTTGTAACTAATGTTACTACTGCTTCTTATGTTATTAGAACAGCAGAAGATTATTCCTACAGAGTTAGAAGAACACGATTAGATGATGGTTCTATAGGTGAGATAGCTTATACAAGTGGCTATGTTAGAGTTATTTTTATAGGCTAAAAAAAGGAGATAACAATGCCAGAAACAAGAAGAATAAGAAGAATAAGAGGATGGAGGGGATGGAGGAGATGGGAAGGAAGAGGGGAAGGAAAACCGACGGTTAGAGGAGATATACCAGAAAGAAGAGGAAGACCGTCAAAACCAGAAAGACCAGAACATAGAAGACCGTCAATGCCAGTAATTATTTAAGGAGGTGATTAATAATGCCAAAAGCTTTTAATGATTGTCCAAGTGATATTTTAGAAAAAATTAGGCAACAATATAATACTTTGCGATCAGATATGAATAATCTGATAACGAAGTATAATGCACTTGTTAGTTTAGTGAATGATATGAAAAGTAAGTTTAATGCTCATACTCACTCGATAACGCACGCTCAATGTGGTGCAACAGGTGCTGTTTACGGAACTGCAACTGATATTACTTCTACTTCTGGACCTTCTACAACGGTAGCAAGTGGAACGACAGCAAGTCTTACTGCTGATACGGTAACAAGATAGGGGGGATAATAATGCCTATTCCTAAAAGAAGAAAAGGTGAACGAGTTGAAGATTGGCGGAGCAGGATTATAAGGCAAGAGATAAGAAGTGGTCGGAGTCCTGCTCAAGCTTCTGCCATAGCCTACTCAATAACTGGAACAGGGCGAGCAGGTAAGAGGACTAAAAGAAAAACACGAAAAACAAAGAGAAGCAGGAGGAAATAAAGTATGGCACTTGTATTACCAAATCAAGCAGAAAAAATTCTTCTGGAGGCATTGGTTAACAAAACTGCACCACAAGATTTAAAGTTGAAGTTGTTTCAGAACAATGTAACACCATCGGAAACTGATACTGAGGCAACATACACGGAGGCAACTTTTACTGGCTATAGTGCAGTTACTTTGACAGCGTCAAGCTGGACAGTAACCGAAGGAGCACCCACACAGGCAAGTTACCCGGAGGTTACTTTTACTTCTACTGCTGGTGGACAAAACCAAAGCATTTATGGTTATTATTTAGTGCAGGTGACAAGCGGAAAATTGGTTTGGGCGGAAAGGTTTACAGACGGTCCATATACGATCGTCAATAATGGCGATAGTATCAAAGTGACTCCCGTCATTGCGTGTGATTGAGATGAGTTGTAAAATGACAAATTAGAGGAGATAACTTATGAAAACCGAATACAATATCGTTATAACTTTGCTCTTTGATAACCAAACTGATAGAGACACTTGGTATAGTAAGATAAAGAATGCTATCAGCACAGTTAAAACTACTTTACCTGCTTGTAAAAGTATAGTTGCGACAAAAGGCGAAAGCTTGATTGAAGACACGGTAAGCGAAAACTTATAAAGGCTAATTTATGGCTTCTGCCGGTCCGAATAACGGTAGCACTTTTGCTGACGATAGTTCAGTAGGAAGCGTAGCTTGGTCTAATCCTGCTAATGCGCAGTATAGTGATAATGTTTATGCGATTGCATCATTTGCTTCTGCTACTATTTCACACTATTTGAAAGCTACTGGTTTTGGATTTTCTATTCCTGCTAATGCTGTTATTAACGGAATTTTGGTTGAGGTAGAAAGAAAGTCTGCAGTAGGTAATACCGTTAAAGATAATAGTGTTAAAATTGTAAAAGGTGGCGTCATTTCAGGAAATGAGAAAGCAAATACTGCTGTTTATTGGCCTACAAGTGATGCTTATGCAAGTTATGGCGGAAGTGCTGATTTATGGGGGTTAACTTGGACAGCGGCTGATATAAATACATCTAATTTTGGAGTGGTAATTTCTGCCAAAGTTTCTTCCACTAACGCTTTGTATGGTGGTAGTATTGACCACATTCGGATAACGGTTTATTACACGGCGGTTAATACTTATACTTATACAGGTTCAGGCTTAATACAGACAAGCGGGTCAGCGAGCGTATCAAAGACAAAAA